CCCTGTAGTCGAATTCTATCTTATCCAAGAATCGGTCTGCCAGAATAAGGTGCATTTGTGTTTTTGAATACCCTATCTCTTCGGCTATTATTGAAACCCAAGACCAATAAAGTCTGTTTTGAGCATTTGATCTTTTAGGTTTGCCTTTCTCTATAGAAACTGTCGCTGTGTCTATATCTGGATTCTCTCTAAAGAAATCTTTCACAAGTGATCTAAAGGTGAGTTCTTTAGGTTTATCTTTAAAAATAACCCTACTGATCATTATGCCACACTCCTCGCTTTTTTTCTTCCCTTTTTTTATTAATAATTATTCTAGGATGCCACAACACGCTATGACGAACTGCGTGTTGTAGTTTATTAATAATCTTATGGGGTTTTTTATGACTCATTTATTCCAATCCTTTTTCCATAATGGTCTGGATTTGGGTGTATTTTCTTTAACAAATTTCCAGGGGTCAAAGGTGGGGTTTTGTTTTTTTTTATCCCACCTGTCTGTGTAATTTATTATGTATCCCTTTTTTAAAGTCCTAACCATGATCCTATTACAAGCAACACAACTATTCCTATAAAAATAGATATACTCCGATTCTCTCGAACCATTTGTAGAAATTTTTCCATAACTAATTACTCCTCCAACTCTTTACGAATATCATCATCTAACAATCGCCATATAATAATGGCTGCGATAATACCGACCAATCCTGCAGCACCGAGTTGACCAACTATCCCGATGATTGTGCCGATGACATTGCCACCCAAAAAGGGTACTGAATGACCAAAGACAATTTGCAAGACTATAGCAAGTGAGATTAACTTAATACCCAGATTTATTGACAAATCTGCACCTTTTATTATTTTTTCTATCACTATTACTTCTCCTTCTTTTTATACATTTGCTTTAAACTTCCAGTAGCAAACCTTGTTATAAAATCGACTATCCCATTAGACTTATAATGTTTTCTGGGATAACCGCTCTCCACATAAGGACTCCATCTACCAGTTGTATAATAGTAAGAATAGAGTCCTCTGTTTGTTCTTATCCAAAGTATTTTAGCACCACTTCTAACTTCATACTCAATACCTTTAAGTTCTAAATAATTTTCAACTTCATGTAGGGTTTCTTTAGTGTTTCTTCTAAAGACTACTTCACCTTTAAAATTAACTCTATCAAAAACATATCCGTTTGGTTCGTACCACTTTCCTTCTTTTATTCTCACACCAACCAACCTTTTCTTAGTGCCTCTAGCCACATAACAACATAAACCAGACAACCTGTACTGGTTGCTGCCAACAGGAAATAGATTGAATATAGGATAAATTTTAGTAGCCTCATACTTCCCACCCATCACATGAGTTAGTAAATACTGCGTCTGGTGTACAAGTCAACTGTTTCTCTTCCATCAAGGTTTTAAATTCACTACACCCAGATAAGAGTGCCACCATAAGTTGTACAACAATTATTAACGCTATTATTTTCATTTAATCTCCGTAGGAATGGGGGGTTTTTATTACTGAAATCTAGAGTTGGATTATACCCTTTTTTATCATTATTCTTTGGGTATTTATTACTGCTCTAAGCATTTGTAATTCAAGAAATTCCCTATCATAAGGTGGGTCTACTTGTTTTCTACCATCATATATATCATGGCAGTTTAAACATAAATATGCACCATGTATAGGATATGCCTTTAATCCCATACCTCCATGATTTAAATGAGCAAAAACTACAGACTCATTCTCTGGCATACAACCCTCTAGCCTCATTTGGCAAGGATAACCCTTTGCCGATCTAGTGTACTTGTCCGCCCTTATTAGATAATCCATATATATCTACCTCCACATCTGAAAATTTAGAAAATTGACCATCAAATTGACATTTTACATAACCAATCTGCCCCATTCTGTTTTTTGCAACAATTAATTCTGCCAAACCTCGGTCTGGGGTATCCTCTGGATGATAATATTCATCTCTATATACCATTAAAACAATATCTGCATCTTGCTCTATTTCACCAGATGACCTTAAATCGCTCATATAAGGTCTTTTATTCTCCCTGGACTCTACCCCCCTACTTAATTGAGATAATAGAATTATGGGTATTCCTAGTTCTTTAGAGAGATATTTTAACTCTCTAGTTATGTTCCCCAATTCTGAGATTTCTCTACCCTTGTCATACTTCATAATCTGTAGGTAATCTATTAGAATAAGGTCAACCTTCAATTCACTATTAGCCTGTCTAGACCTAACCACAATATCTTTTACTGTTAATCCACCCTTATCTATTATGGTGAGGCTCTGGTTACCTGTTTTAGATAACTCTTTATAGAATCTCCCCTCTTCTGAATCGCTTAGTTCACCCTTATCAATCTTCGATAGGGGAATTGAGGTTTTAGAGGACACCATTTTAAGCATGAGTTGTATCTGGCTCATTTCAAGAGAGAAAAACAATACATTGTTGGTTTGAGATACATGGTCTGCGATATTTAGGGCTAGGGTAGATTTTCCCATAGAGGGTCTACCTGCGACAACTGTTAATGTGTGTGCTTTAAATCCAGATATTAAAGAATCTAATGATTCAAATCCAGAAGATAAACCAAAACCACTCTCGCTTGGGTTCTCTAGGTAGTCTATTGTTTTTCCAACAATCGAGAAGATACTATTGCCGTTCTTGGATTCCATCTCCAGTTCAAGTGTCTGTATCTGAGAAACTGTTTCTTGATAATTATCGTAATTAATATCTTTTTTAAGATCATCAATCTCATTTTTAATTCTAACCTCTCGAATGTGGTTGGCATACACCTCAATATTTGAAGTGCCAGTTGAGTTCTCACTTAGCATTGCTAAATCTTGAAAGTCAACTACCCATGACCTACTTGAACTACTTGTGATCTCTCGTACCTTGGGTTGGTATTGAGAGTCGATGTAATCTCTAACAGTCAAAATATCAATTGGTTTTTTATCTCTAGCCATCTCCAAGATACACTCAAAGATGTAACCCAAACGCTCATCGCTAAAATCTTCATGGGTCAGTCTGGTTGGTAAGACTCTGTCAACACAAGGGTCTAGCAGCAACCCTCCAACGACCGACCTCTCTGAATCTATTGAGTTATGTTTCATGTTCTCTCCTTTAATTATGTTAAATGGACACCAATGTAGTTCAAACCAATATAAGCCTAATGTGGTTTTTCGCCCTAAAAGGGTAAGGCAAACCCCTTGCTAACTTTTTTAAGGGGCCTTAAATCGAATCCTCGCTCGTCTTAATTAGTCTATTAATAGGAATTATGTACATTTCTGGACTTTTGCCGAATTTTCTCACAGGATACTGCTCTGCAAATTCTTTCGTTACGAGGTATGTATCGGGATAAATTCTCTCACCATTGGTGTTGGTGTAGGTGATGTCTATTAGGCAAGGTGGTCGATAGGTCGCTACTCCTATCGATCTTGTTTTCCAGATGGGTACTCTTATATTATAAGTCTTCATCTTCTTCATCTTCTTCGTCCTCACTTTCGGCATCACAATGCTCTTTGCATTCCATACAAATATCACCATAAATTATTCCTGCACCACAACAATTACTGATATATCCGTGTTCCATAAAATCACTTGGGTAATTCATACTCATTATTTCCTCCAATCATGTTCCTCACCATAAGGTTTGGATATTCTAGGTTTAGTTCCAAACATTTCCCATTTGCGTTGATTAATAAATGTCTGGAAGTGTGGTATGTATCTCGTGTCTTCATAATCAAGATACAGTTTGTTGAGTGTAGGTAAAACATCTCGCCAGTCTTTGTGTTTTTTAACAAAGTTGTCCATCTCGGTAAGCAATCCTCGTTTCTTACCTTGCCAAGCATCTCTGAAAATGTCAAACTCAATCAACTCTTCATCGGTTGGTCGCTTTTTGGACTCTGATCCTACCTCAACCATTTCTTTACAATGTGGGCATTCTATTTTCATAATTATCCTTTTAGCATTAGTTTAACGAGTGGGTCTTTGTACCATTTTTTAGGATTGATCATTATGTTCAAGTTAATGGCATCTCTTCCCCCTTTTATACTCTTTCTTATAGGACAGAAAACTTTAAGTGGGTCTTGCGAGGATTTTAACCTCGCCCTGGCACAACTTTCTGTCGAAGATAATGAGGCTGCTAAAGACTTAACAGTCCACTTAGACCCATCTGTTAGTGTGAATAAACGGACAGGTCTAAATTGATTAGGCATTATCTCTGTGATGATATATTCCAATCCATCAATTACTTCAATATCGCCCTCCATTAAAAGGGCAGGTCTTCATCATCTTTTTTAACAACTACCAAGTCTGGCTTCGACTCCTCCATAGCATCATCCTTTTTCAATTGTAATACTGGTGCTTGTGGATGTTCAGATATAGACTTCCAAGCAGATATTTTATGGACAACTCCATCTATGTTTATGTGTCCTTTTAGTAGTGGTGCTTTAGGGTGGGCAGATGTATTCTTCCACATTGCACCTTTATTTGTTTCATCATATTCACTCATATCATTTCCTTATATTAAAAAAAAGGGTCACTTAATGGTAGACCCAAGCACCAGATGTTCGGCTAATAAAAGAGGTAAATTAGCCGTTTAGAGTACTCTAGGGATAACATCAACCCCCCAATCATCATCATTAGTTATTTCGCCAATGGGCATCTCTTACTAAAACATTTATTTTCTCTTCTAATGTTTTAAGTAAGTCAGTTAATATTTCTATTTCTGTCCTAAGTCTGTTAATTTCTGCCCACAAATCTAATTTATCTTGTTCTATATTCATTCTTCACCATCATTAACTGATAGTTGTATTCCTGCACCATTTAAAACGGCAGAGAAATATTCAGTCGTATCACGAAGTTCATGGACTATCTTATTCTTTGCATCAAAGACACAGATCCTATCTTGGAATATATTAATAAGTTTACATAAGTCCTCGATACCCATGTTGTTTGCCAAGTCCACTAGACTATCGTCATCTTTATCTATTACTGGATATTTATAGTATGTCATCATCTTCTCCTAAAATTTATCGTTTGTATGCCAAGTTTCTTGGTGAGATAAATCACCAAACTGTTCAATCGCAACATCTATTACTGCCACCCAAGGTGAGTTAGGATTCTCTTCCTCCCTCTCTCTCATCTCAGTAACAATTTCCTTGGCTCTATCCATAGAGCAAGAGTTATCTTTCAACTCATCGCACAATCTCCTAACCTCTAAACCGATTTGTTGAGAGCGAGTAGGTGGTTTAAAGTCTTCTGACTCGTCTTCACCCATGTGTCCAAGTTCGTATAGACCTGCAAGTTTGAGAACACATCTAGACATTGCTCTCTTTTCAGTAATTTCCATAACATACCAAGAACTAGTATTACCATCGCCCTTAGTTGTTGGAACTTTACCTCTCTTGGCAGACCCAAAGGTTTCTATTACTGCATCACCCATAGTGCCAGTTGCTTTAACACAAGCAAACTCTGGTTCGCATTTTATAACTTCGTAGGTGACTTGGATATTACATCCCCTCTGGACTTTCTCAATACCACTTCTAGTGAGAATAGTATAGTGTGCGTGTTTAAATGTATCTTCCTGTTCTAATCCATATTTCTTATATAGATTGTTTAGGGTTTGACTTTTAGTACTCATTGTTTATTCTCCTCGTTAAAAATACTTTTAAATGAATAATTGATTTTTTCTTTATTCATCCCTTTACCCAACTCAACAATCCCTGCTAAATCATCAAGCAATCCTGTTGCAGTTTCTTTGATTGAATTGAGATAATCTTTCTCGCTTGGCTCTTCCACTTCTGGGAAGACCAATACATCCTTGTTTTCGTATGAAAACTTAACACCATTTATGTCATGTTTAGCCACTTTAGTTTCCTCCTTTTTGTGAATTTTTTTCCTTATCCCACTTTTTGCAAACGACTAATGCATCCCCAATGGTTTCTACCACATATTCATCGAAGTCATATTCCATGTCATTGTATTGGAAATTCATTGAAAGTTTTTCACACCTTTGGATAAACCGAACAATAGCCTCAAAGTCGAAAGTTGTGAGATTGTCAAGTATTGATCTTTGTTTCTTGGTTAGGCTGCCAAGGTCAGATGCGACCTCAAACTCAAACAATTCAAAGGCACTTTCGCCAACCTCTTCATTGTCATAGTGTTGATTAAGTTGTGATTGTAAAAGTTCTGTATTCACTTTTCTACCTCCTCAATGTGTACATCATTTGGAAAGAATACATTTTGGTCGCCATCATACTGTGAATCATACCATTCAAATTCTTCCTTTGCTTTTGCTTCTACTTCTTCTTTTGTACCATTAAAAATTCGGCACAAAGTAAGTTGAATACTCCAAGTTTTCATTTTATTACTCCTCTTTATAGTTAAACATTATACGCTTTTGGTATAAGATGCTACGGCCATCTCAAAATGGTAACGAGAGGGTGCTAGGATACTTGCAATCGTTAAAACATTGAAAGCATTTCCTAAAGCCTTGTACCTTTGCGTATTCGATATTCCCTCGGTATATCCTTTTGGGAATGTTTGAAGACATTCTACTTCGGTCGGTGTCAATTTGCGATAAGTGGTTTTCTCATCGTTAGTGAAAACTAACTGTCTTCTTCTTTTTTCAAAATAGGATTTTAAGTTACCACCTTTAAAGTAATTTGCATCAATGCAATAAGATTTATCACGATCAACAAACTTGGTCTTGCTATTTAATTTAACATATGGCTCTTCATAGAGAATCTCGCCAGTTTGAGATTCAAGACAATCAGACAACATAATACCCAAGTCTTCGGGTTGACCGACTTCGGGTATGTTAGTCCAATAATTTCTCTTCCTCTCTTGACCACTTACAAGATTGCTATTGATCATAATAGGTTGAACACCAAGTTTCTCGCTAATGATGTCTTGGTATTCTTTCTTCATTAAAGTATTTTCTACCAAGAAGTAGGTTGGCTTGATCTCGTCAAGAAGTCTTAGAAATTCAAAGAATAGAGAAGATCGAGTGCCCTCTTGAAAACCTTTTTGGTGACCTGCAAAAGATAAATCTTGGCAAGGAAAACCACCAACAAACAAATCAATCTTTGGCATCTGGTCACCACTTACATTTCTAATGTCACCCAACTGAATAGTTTCGGGATAGTTTTTTTGTGTAACGGAAATTACATATTTATCCGTTTCTAAACTGTAGTAATTATCAACTGGAATTCCCAAATATTCTAGGGCAACTTGTGCCCCAGAAATTCCATCAAAAGCACTACATACATTTATGCCCTTTGTTCTAATCATAAATCTGCTCCTCTAAATGAGTTTCGAGTTGTGAATACAAATCAATACTACCAAAATTTTTCTTGATTGTTCTTTTGGTATGGTTAGTTTCGATCCAATAAATAACATTAAACATATCATCAATACACATATCACAAGGTGGACTTGTCCATTTTCCTTCTGATGCGATTAAATTAAAATTCACAATGCCATTACTTTTATTTTTATTTCTTAAAACAACTTTCCATAATTTTTCAACAATATTCATAATTATTCCCCAGTTAAATTTCCAAGTGTTGTTCAAATTGTGCTTTAGTAAATTTTCCCATTACTTGTCCTCCCCAAACATTCTTAAAACACTCTGTTCAGTAGTGACAAATCTCTGGCCTGTTTTTACATCTTGAATAACAAAAGGTCTTTTTCTGGCACGAGTTTTATAACCAACTAGTTGAAATTGTTGACCTCTTTCTGTGCCTATTTTTGATTTATCGAGAGTCACTAAGTGTTCTGCATACTTATGTGTTGATATAACACTTTCAAGTGCTTTCTCTTCTGGATTTAAAGAATCGGCCAAAGAGATTCTAAAGCCGTTAAATTTTACAGAGTCGGAATCGTAACTTCCATTGCCCAACTCAAACTTTAGTCCATGGTCTTCCATAATAACAAACAATGAATCCTCAATCATTGATCTAATTTTCTGGATGTTGCCTTTTGACATTGTTTCTATTTTTCCGTATTGTGTTTTCATTTTATTTTCCTCTTTATATTGCCAACAAGTTTTGTTGGTGACTATATTATATAGTAAGTGATACGAAAGTGTAGAATATTTCGGTTTATTTTCAAAAGCAGAGATTATCTGAAAGAGATATTAGGGGTAGGCAAAACAAAAATCTGCCAGAGAATGGAAGATTTAATGTATTTAGGGGAAATCGTGTTTAGACTATTTAGGTTATTTAGGCTATTTAGGTCTTTTAGGTCGTGTATGGACTATTTCGTACAAACGACTATTCGGATCCTGGTGTCCGATGCGGCAAAATTGAAATTTTGAAATTAAAATTTTATTTTTTAAAATATATTTTTTAAGATTTAATAAGTAATATTTTTTCATAGTCAAAATATAATAAATTACTTAGTACTGACAAGGTATACACTTTTTACTTTTTAGATAATTTTTACTATAAAATAAGAGAGTCAATTTTGACAACTTAAAAAGGATATTTAAAAATGACTACTAAAAACAAAATAAAAAACTATCAGAAACTAGATAAACCTGAAAAAATATTTTTATTAACTTTTTTACATCAGTTTGTTGAAAGGAAACTAAACCAGACAAGATGTGTTGACCCGTACATCTGGTCTAGAATCTTTGACTATATAAGAGAAGAGATAAACGACATTAATAATATTGTCGATAATTCCAAAATATTAGAAAATGTTAAAAAAGAATATATAAAAAACAAAGAGGCAAAAAATGAAAAATAAAACTCAAAAACTTTTATCAATTGGTAGTGATTCCAAAACTATCAAAGGTAACAAATATCATTATTCAACTGCCATTTTATATTTAGCAAGTGCTAAACAATCTGGTTTTAATGTTTGTCCGTCTGCTAGTAATCAATGTATAGAGGATTGTTTGTTTTGGTCTGGTAGAGGTAGAATGAAAAACACACAAAACGCCAGAATTAAAAAAACTCAACATTATTTTTTAGATAGAAAAAAATTCATGCATCAATTAAAGCATGAAATAGAATTATTTATAAAAAGGTCTATAAAAAATAATGTCAATCCTTGT